TAGTTCTATCCCTATTCTGTGGCACTCCGTAATACCTTGCGTTCAAATCTTCGTGAAAGTTGGTATAGCCTAAATCTGTTAAGAAGTCTAACCACTTCAAGAAATCAGCCTTAAACTTCTCTCCGTGCACTTGTGGTACATTCTCCATAACAAGCACTTGCGGTAGTTCTTTAGTTTCTTTAAGCAATCTTTCAACTTCCCAAAGTAAACCACTTCTTGTTCCGCTGCCTTTAGACATTCCTTCTTGCTTGCCGGCGATTGATAAATCTGTACAAAGTTCCTAAGGAAAAGAATAACAGACAACATAGGTGTATTTATCTGTATCCTCTATCCCTAGATCACCCCCTTTAACTTTAGTAATATCCATTGGTTCAAAATTTGTTCCATGAATAGCGTTATAAGATGCAATAGCATACTTATCAAATTCTACAACTCTGTAATGCTCGAAATCTGCCCCTAGTCGCTCTAAAGCCATAGCTTGTGATCCAACCCCGGCAAATAACTCTATCAACCTAATCTTGTTCTCAATCTTAAATTCAGGTCTACCGCCATCGAAAAAATCATTCAATAAATTAAGTTGTTCCATTTGCGTCACTCCCTTCTATAAACTCTTGCAACTTGTTAATCAAAATCTGCTTGCCATCCCTAACTCCGTCTAGGTAGCCTTCTTGATAACCTTTGTCATATTGATCTCGGTCATATTGCATAGCCTTTATGAGTTCGTCTTTATCGACTTCACAATCAAGTGTCTGCTCAATCTTAAAGGTTATGTAATCTTCGTGTTGTTTCGTAATGTCTTTTACAATCTTTTGGGTTTCGGTTTGAATCAAGTCAGGCTTACTCCATGTCATTTTTACCGGACTTCCGTACACGCTATCACTCCTTCCTATCTGTTCATTATTTTTGCGTTACAATTCGGACAAACACGATATTTGTAAACTACTTCATCAGTATATCCGCAATTACTACAACTATATTTCTCGATAACTTCATCATTCCACAAAATGTCTTTGCGCAACCAATACGCTTCTTTACAACTATCCTGTTTATGTTTAGATACCAACGCATTATAGTTTTCAAGCATTCCTTTGATAACTTTAAATTCGTGGTATCTGTGTGACAATTCTGACGATAGTTCTCCATGCCCTTGTTCCCAAAGTTTGCCTATTTCTGTATCAAGTTCCTCTGCTAAATCGTCAATAAAGGCTATTGCATCTTGTATTAGCATTTATTCACTCCTTCCTATATTCAGTTGTATTAAATTACTTTGGAATTATGATTGACTTGACATAACCGGATGGCTATGTGTTTTAGATTTTCTGAAATGATTTTTAACTCTTACGGATAAGTTCTCTTAACTCTGTTCCAATATGATCTTTCAAAGTCTGCTCTAAAAAGTTGTTAGTGAAACTTTGATATGTTTTCTCGTCTACCTTGTAAAACTTAACGACAAACTCGAAAATATCGTGCAAGGCTTGTATATATCCTTGCGCCCACGCTTTAGCCATAATAAGCCTCCTTTCTTATGCAAATAGTTCGTTTCTTGCCATCAGATAGCGTTTGAATAGGCTCGTAACAATCAACACACCGCCACTCTTTAGCGTGTTTCATATTCTCGTTTGGATATTCGCTCCAACAAACGCACTGTTTAGCCTTCTTGTTTCTCTTTGATTCTTCTTTCAATGTCCGTAACACCTACTTTCGATATGCACTCTGAACAAACATTAAACAATGTTCCATCTTCAAGTTCAAAACCTACTCCATTTGGTATGCCGTATTTATCTGCTCCGGCTTCAAACTCTTTACCGCAAACTTCACATTTCATTGTTTTCACGCTCCTCTTTTGTTACTTCTAATCTCACAGGATGACAAGTTATCCACTTGTATAACTTCTCATAGCAATCTCCGCATAAGTCACATTCTCTATCATCAATTATAAGAAAGCCTCGTCTATATAGCCTGTAAGTTCTATTGTTCAAGATTGGTGGACTAAACACCTTTCCGCATCTATCACATATACTCGCTTTAGCCATCCGTTTCACGCTCCTTGCTCCAATGTCTGCACCAACCTTCCATAACTTGCATATAACCCATACGCTCGTTACTGACTTCGCACCGGCATTGTGTCATATCGTATTCCTCGTTATGCTCACGAATGTTGTGCCTACAATTACAACATACTTTGCTGTTATCAACACTCATTCCTTGTTATCTCTCCTTCCGCTACCTTAACCGCCTTCTTATGCTCGTCTATAAGCCATGCAACCTTAACGAGAATATCTACTGTGTCGAAGTCTGCAAGTTCCTTCATAGCTTCTTTAATCTCTTTTAAGGCATCGTTATAGCCTGATACATAAGCGGAATTGTAAATTGTATCTTCTAGCATTGTCATTCTCCTTTACGGCAGATTGTTTCCACGATCTTTAAGTTCCTTTAGTTCTTTTAACCATGCTGCAAGTTGCCTGTGTTCTTCGGCGCACTTCCACTCTTGATAAGCCATACGGCTTTCACAAGAATCGCTTATGCCATATCTACTTGCTATCATGTCATATCTACTTGCTACATATTCGCAACGGTCTGCCACTTCTTCTGCGTGTTTAATTGCTTCATCAAGTGTCATTGTCTACCCCTTCCTTTACTATTATTTCCATCCTTTTATTTACTTCTTCTGCAAGACTATCAAGAAAACGATTTAGGTTGTTATAGGACGGTTTAATGTCAAGTCCAACTAGCCTATTCAGTAATTGTTCAAGCGATTCTTTAACACAACTATCAATGATATATGAAATAGCATACGCACCATACTTGCCGTTTATCTTGCAAACTCTATAAAATCGTCTTTCGCCTTTTGATATACAAAGATAATTTGTATAAGCGTCTTTCATTTCTTTTTCTTCTTCTGATTTTTCTGCATCAGATTGTTTCAGGTTTAACGCTTCTGCAAGTGTTTCGACTGCTTCTTCAACTTCTTCTCGTTTCTCGTTTGAGCCTAACCACGCCGTGTTATTCAGTATGTAAAGTGCATCATCAACGGTCATTTAATCAATCCTTTCTTCGTTCTCATAGTAAATATCAAGTCCATTATCTTTAGCATACTGATACTCGATATTAGCACCCTTGCTATTCTCCCATCCATCAAGCATATAGATAGCATCGCAACATTCTAACATCGCTATACAGACTTTCATATATTCTTCGTGAGTGAAGTCTTTAGGTAGCATACTATTGACTAATGCCGGATTGATGATGCTTTGGTAGCCATCAGATAGCAAGTCATTGTTACCTCGAAAGAAATGTGCTTTGTAATCAGGGTCGCTCGTTATTGCACCGCTGATATAGATTCTAGGCTTGTTACTCATTATTCTATCAACTCCTTTACTCTAAAAAACTGAATGTTTGTTGTTCTGCAAAGTTTAACTTTACTCTTTCTTTAACTTCATCAGAAAACTTGTCATAAGTCCTTTGGTTAGTAAAAAGATATTCCGTTGTCTTTTGACTATTACCATTTGCAGCCGACAAAATTGTTTTCTCTATCTTTGCGTATGGTATAAACTCGTCAGGCATCTTGTATTCTGATATAAAGATGTTGTCTTGTTTGTTCGCCCACTTATAAAATCGTTCGTGATCGAAACCCTGATACTTACCGCAATTACTATCCGAGTACGGAATGTCGCAATACACCAACGCTCCTTTAGGTATTTCTACATCAGCATAATCGCCTTGCAAACTCTGTAAGCCTTGCAAACTCTGTAAGCGTTCAATTTCGCTATTTCGCTCTATAATTTCGTTGTCGCATCGTGCTTGTTGCTTTATCTGTCTGTTAAACTCTAAATATCGGTCATACACGGCTTTTAAGTGCGTAGAGGTTACTTTATACCCATAAGGCTCTAAAAGGCTTGTATCGTCTAAATAAACGGCTCTGTGATAGTCGTGTTTGAATTGCTCTATGTCTTTGCCATACAGATAATCTTTGCCGTTATTTCCAAAACTCCATATCAACGCTACATAAGCATCGGTATCTTTAAGTCGGTTAAATTCTTCTCGGCTTATCCACTCTTTGTGAGTATCAACGGTATATTTACCATACACGCAATCAAGAAAGAATTTAGGCAATCTTCCGTCTATATCATTTACTATAAACTTCTTATACTTGCCTGATACCAACGCTCTGTGTGTTATTGCACCACCACCAAAAAACAAGTCAACAAATGTTTCAGCCGGTGGAAGTTGGTTTATAAGCCACTCTGCTATTGCGTTTTTACTACCCTTATAAGGTAGTCCATATCTCACTTGCATCACTTCCTTACTCAATAAAATCAAAACTCTGTTGTTTGCCTTTGTCTATATAAATCATCAAGTCTTTAGGCAACATTTGATAGCATATATACCCTGATTGAAATGCATTGCCTTTAGTCTGTACCCCATCTTTTATGTAATTCACTCTAGGATATATATACATAATCTGTACGCCGTACTTTGCAAATAGATATGATCTGATTTTACTATCGCAAAACCCTTGTACATTTATCAGCATAGCGAACGGCTTGCCTATCTCAAACAAGCGTTTATAGACTTCATCTTTCTTGCTATAAGGTGGATTGGATATTATGTAGTCAATATCAGTTGGCACTTCCATATCAAAGAAGTCCTGACCGTACTCTATGTGAGAATTGACTACCTCGTACCCCCCCCCTCCTGAATACGCTGACATAGTTGCTTTCGTTCTTATCAAACGGACACCATATTTTAGATTCAGGCTTGACATACGGCTTAATAATCTCAACCGCGTATTCAGGAGTGTAATATTCATCGTCTGTTTTCAAATTGCGATAGAATTTATCCATTATCTTGCTCCTTCATCTGTTTAGCAATAAACGCCATATACTTTGTGAGTTTAAGCTGATTTTCTTCCATCCTCTGCAAGTAAGTAGCAAGCGAATATACGCTTTCTTCTACCTTGTCTATGCGCTTAAGCAACAATTCTATACCGTTGACTGCATTGTATTCAGCCGTTTCTTTTGGGTCTGTTTCTTCAAACTTTGTTGGTATTCTTTTTGGACTTATTCTTAAAGCGGATGCAATATTGAGAATATCCCCTGTTGTAATCTCGGTCTTACCCATAAGCCAATTTGAGATATACGAGTTTGATCTGCAAACCTTCTCCGCTAACTCTGTTTGAGTTTTAACCTTGTTCTTGATAATCGACTTCATATCCAACACCGAATAAGGCGGTTTAGGTTCTTTCTCGGTTGTGTTATCAGGCGTTGTGGTATATCCAATAGGTGCGTATTGCTCGTAAGCAATCTTACACCTATTCTCGATACCCTTAACGCATACGCTACTCATACGATTAGTTCGGATTGATTCAGTGATATATCCTCGACTATATCCTAATTCGTGTGATAAATCGTTAATATCAATCCCATTATCAGTAAGCAACTTTTTAAGTGTCGCTCCGTCTATTTCAATCACTTTCGCCATTTTTCTTTTCCCTCGCTTTCTTTGATTTTTCAGCACGCTTTCTACGTTCTTCTTCTCTGATTCTCTGTTTCTCTCTGTCAGCTTCAATCTCGGCTTTCAAACGCTCGAATCGTTCTTCTGCCGATAACTTAACCGGTGGTACAAACTCGAAAAGAAACTCGACATTGTACCGATTGATTAAGTCTTGACAACGAGAAAACATTTGAACACCATTTACTGTTGCTTCTCCTTGATAGTGGTCTACCCAATAGCGCAAATCTTCAAGATTTCTAACATATTCAGAATTGATTGTCTTGATCGTGAGATTTATCCACTCGCTATCTCTTACTACCTCAAGAATCTTCATAAAATCATCAACTCTACGCTCTCCGTAGATATGCTTTTTAAGTTGTCGCAAACTATCGAAAACTATCAGCATTTATAACCACTCTCCCCCACTAAAACGGCACTTCTGTACCGAAATCGCTATCAAAGTCGCTAAATGCATCGGTTGTTTCTGCTTCGGAAGTTTCGCTCTTGTGATACATTTCGTAATCCCAAACAGTAAAGTTCGTGTACTGTTTACCCTGTGCAGCCACATAGTTTGTTGTAACCTCAACCTCTGTAAGAGTGATAACATCATCCTTACCAATTTCGTTTGCCTTCTCCTTTGCTTTACCGGCAAGCGTTACGAAACCGCTAAAGTCCTTAACAAACTTATCTCCGTTCTTGTCCTTCTTGCTAGTTGTGATATTAAGTTGTACCATTTCGCCACCATTTTTAGTTGACCTTCTCTTAACATCCCATACCTTTGCTCTTGCATTGTTCCTAAAACCCATAATTGTTGCTCCTTTCTGTTATTTACTGTTTTCTTGTATCTGTTGAGCCGAAGCCATTTGAACCTCTATCAGTTCCCTTGTAAAACTCATCTGCCGATACCTCTGTAAGCTCATTTACTTCCGATATAGGCATTATTACAATCTGTGTTATCTTATCGCCCTTCTTAATCTGATAAGGCTCTCCACTGTGCTTATATAACTTAACTACGATACTTCCTTCGTAGCCGGCATCAACAACGCCTACACACGTTATATTCTGCTTTACATTCAAGCCTGATTTAGACTTAATCATACCGACATATCCCTTTGGTATAGCGATATGTACCTTTGTGTCGATAATCGCCGGTTGTGCTACTGATACCACGAAATTATCAGGCGCATATAAATCGAAACCGGCATCTTCTTCGTGTGCTTTGGTCGGCATATAACCGCCTTCGTCAATCAATACATTCATAACTCTGCTCCTTCCATGATTGCTTTAATTGTTCTACCATCAACTCGATACCATAAAAGCATATGAGATAGTGCTATACGCTCACTAGGTAATAACTCACGCTCTTTGTTCATAATCTGTGTTGCAGACAACTTCGAGATATGCAAGTTGTCAATCAGTTTCTTAACAAAGTCGCTATCTCCGTGTGCCGTCATAATGTTCTTAAGTAATTCGGTGTTAATCATAGTGTTTACCCCTTTTCTTCAGATTTTATTTGGTTTTTAAGTTCTTTGTGTATAAGCTCACAACGCTTTTTAGCATATTCGATAGGTTCAAGAACCTTAAGAAATCTGCTCTCAACCACAACATCGTCAAGCTCACCTTCTCGGTATCGGCTTAATTCTGTATTATTAAAGATGTAGTCCATCAGGATATTGTGCCTTGAATTTACATCAAGGAGCGCCATGTATAATGAGTTGCTAATTACAATCTTGTCATTTTCCATATCCTACTCCTTCCCTAAACCTAAACCTCTGATAAGTCCGGCATCAATTTCAGCCATTGTCCTATCAGATACTTTGCAGATTGGTTTACCTAATCTTCCACGCATACAGAATGTAACCATTTCACGATGTATATATCGCTCCTGATTGTTATACTTAACAGGAACAACATCATAACCACTAGGGTTATCTCCTACCATAATGATTGATATGTACTTATCGTGGCTGCGTCCGTCACTTGATACAATCAATACATCGTTCTTATGTGTTCCGTCCTTCTCTAGGAATTCGTGGATATAACCACGCTTTGCAATCTGCATTGCCTTAACTCTCTGTTCTGCCATTTGATTTATTCTCCTTTCGTTTTCTAAAATGGTAGTTCGTCTATTGCTTCGCACTCATCGTGCGCTACAATTTCAACTTCAATTCGTGGGTTTTTCTTGTCAACATCAAAGTCACAATGAAACGCTATTATGTTTCGCCATCCGTCATTATCAATAACCTTGCACTCAACCAACGCATCTTGTGTTACCTTCATACAGAAACTTGCCACGTTATCGTGATCTCGTTTCTTATTCGGCTCATAGAACATATAGTTAAGTGTTACCGGACAATCAATATGCAACCTCTTAAGGTCACGCCTGATACACATAGCAACTTTATGTTGTTGGTCTTTCTTAAGTAATGCTCCTTTAGTAAGAAACGAACGCCCTTTGCCCACTTGGGTTCTCTCTGCTCGGATATAGTCATTTAAGCCGTTTAACGTTCCGTTAATAGTGAAATGATACCTACTCATCAGAATCTCCTTCCGTCAATCCCATAAGTTCTTCAAGAAGTATAGGTCTTGTTAAAACCTTATGTGCCTTGCAATAGTCACATTCGCAACACTTTGTAGGCTCAATCTCGCCACTCTTAAGCAACTTAATCTGTTCGATGTATGGCTTGATTTCTTCCAACTTATCGTCAAGCATTTCGCTACTTATCTGTATTACCTCTATATCAGGCACATTCTCCTTTGATACGGCTGCAATAAAGAACGGCAATGTATCTCCTGTATTCTGCCTTACAATCTCACGATAGATAGCACCTTGTATGTCGTAGCCATAAGCCTTGATAAAAGGCACTTTGGTTCGATATACATCATCCCAATACATTTTACGAATACTCTCACAAGTCTTAAGGTCGGTTATCCATTTGCCTTCCTTATAAGCATCCATCTTGATTTTGAACGGTACGCCTTCAATTTCGCCTGTCATTATTGTTTGGTGTGAACCACTCAACGTTTTCATAAAGAAATCTGACGATTTACAACGTTCAATCATCTTGTTAGCAATTAGATACTCTGACTTTAGATTACCTTTGTTCTTGCCGGTTGAAGCAATCATGTTCGGGTGTTCTTCAAGAAACTTTGGTAACTTATTAGGTTCGGTTAAGGCACAATCAACGTATGAACCTACATCAAGTGCGGTTTGTGTTGATTTCGCCCGCTCTTTAACGTATTCTCCTTTAAGTTCTGCCATTGTAGCCATTTCGCACTTCTGAAACGACTTAAATTGTGAAACACTACAATACTCGTTATTCATTTCAAGCGAATAGTAGTTATCCTCTGTTAGTTTCTTCATTCTTTCTTCTTTCCCACCTTTCTTGTTTTAAGCACCCACAGCTCCGAATCTTATTACCCTTAACATAAGCGGCAGATGCTATCGTAATACGCCCACAATCGCATCTAAACTTCCACAACCACAAGCCGTACTTATTCTTACCACAAGGCTCTATTGCGGTTAGTTTATTGAATTTCTTGCCTTCTATTTCAAGCATTTTCGGCATTGTCTGCACCTTCTTCGATTACTTCTGCATCGACATAAACATCTTGCTCTTGTTCTTCAAAAGGATTGTCTGCCTTCTTTGCCGATACTTTGTTATTCTCAATCTCGATACCTGATACAAGGCTATCTGCTTGCATAGCGTTTTCAAAATCAAGTGTGATAGACTTGCTTAATCTGTGAATCGCTACCTTAATACTCATCTGATCGTAGAACCTAGACCAAGAAGGACTATTCTTTGCTTTTGATTGACCTCTTGCGGCTTCAATATCCTTCTTATTAAGAATTTCAACTTGCAAGGTATCATCTTCAAACTTTGCATAAGCAACCGCACCAACAATCTCTCCGTCATTAAATGGTTTAGGCTTAAAGGTAAATGTTTTATTACCGCCTTCATCTGTATAAGTAAACTCATCGCCTTCACGAACAACAAATGCTGATACATCCTTAACCGGTTTGTGCGAATACTTGACAATCAATCGTCTTGCGCCCTTCGGACTAATCATAAACTCTAGGCTGTTGCCATACTTAACGAGGTAAAACTCCTTGTTTACTGCATCTAAATCAAGTAATGCAGCTCTTGTAAGACAAGACATAAGTTGCATCCTACCGTTCTTATTGTCTGCCTTTGCCATAAGTGCTAAATCAGGGTTATGCTTAATCACTTCAATAGCGTTTGAAATAAACTTACGCTTGTTAAACCCTTGCGGTAATGCTTCTTGCTCCTTATCTAACTTCCACTCTAATAAGGCATCTAATGTTTGCCCTTTTACCGCCACTTCCTTTGTTTCTTTAGTTTCTGCCATTTCTAACTCCTTTCAATCTCTTTCAATAATGTTATCTACATAGGTTTTGAAATTATCTAACCATTCGTGGGCGCAATCATCACACATTCGCTCGCCTTCTATCTCGTAAACTACATCAGTGTAGTTAAGCCGTTCTTTGCACCCATCACACAAGATATACGGACATTCACGCTCCGTTGGCTCTAAATACATATCTTCCATACAAACCTCCTAATAGCAAAAGTAAATTCCGTTATCGTAGCAATACACGCCTTTACCCTGACGGAAGTTGGCTTGCCACAATACATTAGGTGGAAATATACCGCCGTTCTCTAAAATGTCGCACGCAATCTCTTTCGCTCTGTCACTAGGTTCTCTATACCATACGGCAGAACCAACAGGCGAATATTGATTAGGTTGGTGTGCTATTTCATAAATTGTATTTGGAAATGCGCTTGAGATAAGCCTGTTATAAACAACCGAACCAACTCCGTATCGAGTGCTATCAGGCAGATAATCTGCTCCCGCCTCGCTCTCGATAACACGAGCCATTGTCATATAATCTTCGTAGGTATATTTGACTTTAGGCTCGATAACCACCATAGCCATACCCTTCTGCCATTCATGAAAGGCTATTCCGCTTATTTCTTTTGAAATTGGTGTTTGTGCTGATGCTGATACAAGAACCTTAAAGCAATTCCAATTACTTACATTTGGTCTTGTTAGTATTACATTCAGAAATGATATGAACATCCATAAGAATAATGCTATTCCCATAAATGCAATAAGATCAGATACCCTTTTAATGATTTTGTTCATTGTGATAATCTCCTTGATTATTTCTTCTTCGTTGACTTGACCGCCGCTATAATGAACGCTACAACTAATACGATAAGTTCTGTACCTATTGTTGCGAACACGCCGGCGATAAATGGATTGATATACATTTGGTCGCTCCTTTCTAGTGTCCTTTACGACACGTACTTTGCAAAAAAAATATCCATCGGATTCTCTAAATTAAGTGTAGTGATGATCTTCTTCATTTCTTTAAGAAGGAATGTATCGTTTTTACACTTTCGATAGTAAGAATTGACAGAAATGCCTATTTTGTCGCAAAACTCTTTTTTAGTGTACCCGTTTCGCTTGATTTCATAATCAAGTTTGTTCTTGTCCACTGTCACACCCCCTTTCTGATTTATCGTGTCCTTTACGACACTCTCATAGTAACACACAAATTTATCACTGTCAACAATAAATTTGTCTTTTAAGACACTTTTTTTGAAAATCTGATGATAAATGTTGCAAAAATGACACTTTGAGAGTATAATCAATATCACTAGCAAAGGGGGTATGCTTATGGATATAGGCACGAAAATTAAAGAATTAAGGGAGCAAAGAGGTTATACTTTAGAAGAATTAGGCAACAAAGTAGGAGTAGGTAAAAGCACTGTTAGGAAATGGGAAACAGGAATGATTGAGAATATGCGACAAGACAAAATTGCCAAACTCGCTGATGCTTTACTTGTTACACCTAGTTACCTATTAGGATGGGATGAAACGGAAGAAATAGCCGACATCGCTTCTCATATCATAAATAATCAGGATGAGCTTGATATAGCATACATCGAGATTAGAAAGAAGTATGATAATTCTGACGATGCCGGCAAGAAAGAGATTATGACAGTGCTTAATCTTCTTCGGTCTTAAAGTGATCTTTAAGAATAGTGTAAATGATGTGTACAAGTTTGTCGTAATCACTTAACTTGTTTAATAGGTCAATAGCCATTTTCTTCTCATCAATCATAACTTTTATCTCCTTTCATATTATTCGTAGTATTACTTACTACTTAAATATGCAAAAAATCAAAAAAATTTTTGAAAACTTTATTTTGTTAACTTTAACACATATAATTGAACTTAAAACTGATACTATGAACAAAGCAAAAAATATTATGATTTACTAACAAGGTGGGAGTGGTAGACTTGCAATTCAACTTATGTATATGTGACGATGATGAAATATCAGCTAATATTTTGGCTATTATACTTGAAACCTACTTCGAGAATAGACATTTATCGTATGAAGAAAGTATATATAACAAGGGTGCTACCCTATTAGATGATTTCAAAGAAGGCTATGTCAATCCTGATATTCTGATTATGGACATTTACTTGCAGCAAGAAAACGGAATTGATATATGTAGGAAGTTACGAAAACACGGCTATACAGGAACTATCGTGTTTATGACTTCTTCTAAAGAACACGCAATAGAAGGATACGATGTTGACGCAAGGGCATATTTACTAAAGCCTTATGACCCTGACAAGATACATCAGACTTTTGATAGGTTGTTGTCTAATGTAAGTATGAGTATGTACACAATCAAGATATACTCACAGATTATCAGAATACCGATTTACGAGATTATGTATATTGAGAGCAACAACACAAAATGTATCATTCATTGCACTGAAAATATTGATTACACTGTCTATAAGAAGTTATCTGATGTTGAAAGCGAACTGAATGACAGCCATTTCTTAAGATGCCACCAAAGTTATCTTGTGAATATGGCACATATCGTTGAAGCCAACGGATGTTTTATCCTTTCAAATGGTGCTAGTGTTCCTATTCGTAAAAGAGATGCTAAACAGATTAAGGAACTGTATGTTGAGTACATAAAGAAATACAATTAAAGGAGTGATCTATATGAGAAAATCAATTATTGCACTACTATTCTTGCTATCGGTTATTATGTTTATGCCGAATGTAGTTAAAGCTGACACACAAGAAATAGAACCAAACGATAGTATAGACAATGCAAATGTGGTTGAAGTAAACGCTTCGTTTGAAGGGCAAACGATTGAAGAATCGGAAGATGATAACGAATTGGAAGATGACAACGAATCAGAAGATAATAACGATTATTTCAAAATCAATCTTAAAAAGGGTAAATTCTATAAAATAACTGTTTCTGTGTTAGAAGGTAGTGAGGATTTGCCAAACTTGTATTTATATTACGATAGTGATACGAGTGATTTTGAAATAGTTAGAGAATGTGACGATAAAGAATCTGTTATATCAAAATTATTTAAGCCTAGTTATACAGGTGTTTATTATCTGAATATATACAGCGTTTCAAACACTAAATATTCTGTTATAGTTGAAGATTTTGATGTGACCGGACTTGTAATTAAAGACAACGGCAATAACAAGTATAAAATCACAAGTAACAGTACGGTAGAGTTTTCAAAAGCCGCTGATAAAAAGGTAGAGAATGATATACTCGATTATACAGTATTCGTTAGTAAAATAGATAATATAAAAGTTTTGGGATATGATTTGCCATTTAAGATTACTACTATCGGAAAAGAAGCCTTCAAAGGATGCTCTTTCAAGTCATTTGTGGTAAATAAAGATATTTACTATATAGATGATAACGCATTTGCAAATTGTAAACGCCTTAAAGAAGTACAAATCAATGGAAAAGGCGTTATAATCTGTGATAATGCTTTTAATGGTTGTTCAAACTTGAAAGTGTTTGAGCTTGAAGAAGGAGCATCTTTAGAGTATGTAGGCAAGAACGCCTTAAAAGGAACGAAAACAGGAATAAAGATATATACTCTGAATAAAAAGAAGTATAAGAAGATGTTTAAGAAATCAGGCGTTAAAAAACCACATTATTTAATTTATCTGTAAATAAAAAAATCGGCACACCCATTATAGAGTGTGCCTTTTCTTATGCCTTATTCAGTTTTAACAACGCCACAATACATAAATAACCTTGCCCTTGTTCTAGGTTTCTTTACCTTCTTTGCCTTTATAGGCTTTGGGTTGTTATCTATGAATTTGTTAGCGTTTGAAGTCTTGATAATAAACTCGTTAACCGTCATAAGCAATTACCTTACTTAACTGTTGTCTTGTTACGCCATATGTAGTATTTCTTGCCTTTGTATATACCATATACCCACTTATCGTCTTGTGCAAGTAGGGTAAACAAGGTGTTATCAGTCACTTTCATAACAAGTGTTGATTTAGCAACCTTTCTCTTACTTCTTAAGGCAACAACTGTTGTTGTCTTTCTCGTTGGATATGTCGAAAGTTTGCCTTTACTATACTTTAAGGCGGTATTCTTCATATAGCCTATATCTCCGACATACTTGACTTTGCTCCATCCGTTACCCATATCCTTAATAATCTCAATATGTGAGCCGTCTGCAAAAGTATCAAGTACACCTTCCCACTCATTCATCCCCTTGTAAAGTCTGCAAGTAATAATTGTTTCAGCGTTAGTCTTACGAAGTTGATTTATGAAATTGTAGTATTTCTTAAGTCTTGCTTCATTTACGCACCACGGGTTAGGACATATCTTACCGGTTCTATGATGGTGCATAATAACATGATCTGCGTCAATATGATACTTACTCATAAGATACCTTGTAAGTTCCAACGCATTATCGACAACTTCATCAGTAAAGTACCAATCTTTGTCGGTGGCATAAAGCGTTTTAGTGCTTTTCTTTCGTGAACAAAGTTCAATACTGATACTATTTGAATTGCTCGATTCGTTGTAATACTTGCCACCTACCGAAGTAGTCATTGTAGTGTATTTAGTACCGCCTACCGCCCAAGTATAGCGATTAGCGATATCAGGGTTGTATTGTACTATTGTCTTATCATCAACGATAAAGTCTGCCGATGCTTGCGTACTAGGTTTAGCAAACATTCTAGCGATATTCTTTGCTGTTCCTTTGGATGATGATACTCCGGCGGTATAATGAATGAATATCCATCTTATCGGTCGATTAGCCAAGTAAGTTGTATTTTCTTTGCTTGTGCATTTCTCAATTTTAATAGCCAAAGAAATCAACTCCTTTATGGGTTAGTAGGTTCGGTAGTCGGTTCTGCCGGTTCACTAGATGGATTGCTAGTGTCGGTATTAGTTGGCTCTGTGTTGTTAGTATCGCTACCATCATCGTTAGTAGGCTCTGTATTCTCTGCAACAAGGTTAATAGTTACCTTCTGTTGCGAAATAATCTCGATTGAATCTACAACCTTTGCTTCTAAATCGCTTTCGATTGAAGGATAGCCGCTAGCGTTGAATGTTACTAACTCTGTTCCTTCTGAATCTTTAATGGTTACAAACAACTTCTCGTTCCCACTTAAAGCCGTTAATGTTTCAAGTAATGTCATTTCTTTAGTCCTCCTTATCTTCTGTTACTTTTGTTACATCATCAACATATGCGTTCTTAAGGTCATATAAATACTTATCAGCTTCGATTGCAGCATCTGTAAATGAGTTATTCTTCCACCAAGCAATAACAGATGCAACAATAGTCCATATTGTCGATACCGCAATAGTGATTGTTTCATCATCAATGTTAATCATAGAGTGACCTAATATTGTTAGCACCTGATTTACTAACGCAAGTGCTAAACAGATTGTTCTTGCGATTGTACTAGCATCTACTTTACTCATAGGCTTCTCCTTTCCTTAAACTCCACAACATCGTCAGTTAGTGGCTTGTTAGGTAAACCTTTAACTTTGTTTACCAACATTTCTGCCGTACCATTTCCACCCATTGCCTTATAGGGTTCGTACATATACTTCTCGATATCCTCGATTTCTTCTGTACTCGCCCACCCTCTATCGATGAGCTTTTGACAACTCATCTTAACACCAAGATACATAAGACCAAGCATAGCTTGTCGTGATACTGATCTCTTATCGAGCCAATGCTGAACAAAAGTCCAAAAGCCTACCGAACCAAATATCATTCCGGCACCTGTTAGCCAATAATTGATTGTATCCATTTTTGAAGTCCTCCTTGTGTATATTTATATAAAAAAGAGTGACTATAAAAGCCACTCTTAATTATTATCTATATCTTTCGATAACTGATTGTATCTGTTGCCTTGTGCGCTCGTCAGGCATACTCATAGCCATTTCACTTAATTCGGTAATCATACCGTCATTGTTTCGTGAATAGCCGCCCATACTATTATTTATGTCGAAATTGTTTTTGAGGTTCTATAAAACATTTTTCCCCGTTTGGTGTTATCCCTTTTTTGCTCCATGTAATGATATTGCTATATGATATTCCTAATTGCTCTTTAGCATCCTTTATGGAATTATATGTATTTTCGCCTATCATTACTTTTCGCCTTTTTTGACCGTTGGTTTTCTCTGCAACTTTAGGGTTACTCATAGGATTGTTAGTTCTCATTCTCATCCGTTGGTTTTCGGATTTCATAACATTGTTTTTTGAATATTTTTTTCTTAAATCATCCGTCCACCAACTTTGTGTTCCACCCTTGCCACCTTCATAAATATTACAAACACATTGACCTTTATCCTTTAATTCACGTATTCTTATATATTCGTAATTAAAGGTTTCTTGTTCACTTTCAAAAAAGTTCGATCGCTCTGCTTTCACAATCAAACCTTTTAATCATTTCATTAAAAAATTTGTTGTGTTTTCTTACTTTGTAACGATTCCCACACCCTTTTCCAACATAAATGATTTCATTTGTTTCTTTGATATACCATTCATAAACATAAAACATATGTATCACTCCTTACTGTATTTAATACTATTATAGCATAAAAACAATGCGAAAACAACGCATTTAAGGTAAATACAATCTGTTTTATTATGTTAAAAAAACACATTCAAGTAGCAAAAATAAAAGCCATTCTTCCCATCTCCTATCAATTATAGGATATAAGAAAAATGGCTCTTTGTATTATACGATTATTGTACGGTTATTATATGGTTTTTAACTCGATAGAACTCGAATAATCTTATTCTTTACATTCCTTGCTATTTTAGATACTTTAGCTTCTGATACATTCATTTCATACGATATAGCCGTTATTGTCTTATCTTTAGCCTTATGGTTGAAGTATTCTAATTCTTCTTCCGTAAAGTTACATCTGTCTATAAAGTATTCTAACTCTGTTTTGGTATATCTGCATAATTTCGGTATCTTTATTGTATCTTTCACGCAATCGCTCACTTTCTATGATTTTTCACTTTACATTATATCCGATAAAACCACAAGTGAACGATTTATGCTGAAAATAGCAAGTTTTTCTATGAAATTGATTATTTTAAGGTGCTTTTTTTGAAATAAAATCTCAAATTCAGTATAATATAATACCAAAATGCGAATTTTAACTCATTAAAACTCTCCTTTTATTCCTCGTTCGGAGGTACAGGATAAGCCGTACCATCTTCGTCAAAGTAATATCCTTCTGCAATAACCGCTTGCTCTGTCTTGCTTCTCCACAAATTAGGTACATCTTGTATCGCCTTTTTCCGCATTTGTAAATAGCTAGTTTCTTCCTAAGATTTCGTCACACTCTTCTTGTGTGATTTTTCCTTTCTTAACGGCATTTTCAACCATTTCGGCTGTCCAATGCTCAGGGTACCAATTCTTAATTTTATAGTACATTGCACTGTGTTCCATTTATCGCACCTCCTATAAATCACTCATCATAATCAGATATTCTACCTTGCTCTGTGTGTCCTCTTGCAAGTACATCGAGTACTGTGGCTGTGTGAGTTTGGCTTCGTCATACTCCCATAACTCATACTTATTACCTTGCTCATCTTCATGTTCTACTCGCTCGATATTTTTTCGCAAGTAAACTACTGACTTTGATGATGTAGTGTCTATTTCTTGTGGTCGCTCGGCTTGTGAGCCTTGTGTATGCTTGTATGTTATTTGCATTGTTTATTACCTCCTATTCTTCTATTACATCAGCAATGACTTTCAATAAGTCTGCGATAGAATTATTTTCTAAAAACAACTTAATTTCATCTTCTAAATTGCCTTTTAAAAATAATTCTTCTTCCTCTACCATATCTGTGTGAGATTCTTTACATTCATTCATACTGTTACCTCCTTATTAAGGTTATCTGTATGATATACACGGTGCAACTTGACCTTGTCTACCATAAGTTTTTATATAAGTGGCAGTCGAATATCCGTATACTATATGGAATGCTCCAGCCCACTCTATATAATAACCCCCATACCACGCACAACTTGTGGTTGATGATGCTTCTGCGCTTGTGTCATATCCAGCTGTATCACAGTAGTATGTCGAAGTGGAACCACTATGTGTCGCTGGTAACACATATTTACCGTTATAGTCCATATGAGAAATATAGCCATTACCCATAGCCGCAGCAACGCAATTGCCAGCTTGAATATACCCACTACCAGTAGTGTTATAATCGGTTGTGGTTGAACCATCTTCTGTACCATAAGTCAATTTAACATAGAATTTTCCATTACTACGGATAAGTCCTGATATGAACCTCATTGTTGAACCCCACGGTGCTTCCATTCCCCAAATTTTAGTTGTGACTCTTGTTTCACTTGTACTGCTACTACCCCAAAACATTCCTCTAGTAATAAGGTTTCCAGTAATGAGATTATCGCTTGAAGTATTTGATATTCCTTTTCCTATCTTACTCTGAGAATTTAAACTCTTTGTGATCAATACAGTAAGCCAAGTCACTAACAGATAGTCAACATATAACTCTGTATCCCAATGTATATCTGAATCAGGGTTGTTTGCTCGGCATCTGCTTATTATGGTAGCCGCTGCATCCATGTTCGTTGGTGTCTGTCCGCTCAATGACCTCTGTCTTGTGCCATCGAAATAACCTACATATTTCGGTGTATAAAAATGATTCTTAACCACTCCGTTTTTATCGTGATGATTCCAACATTCATAGCCAGCATCCACTTGATGGTCAGCAACACAGAATGTAACACCTTTACCATCAGCATCAGGTACAAATTTCCACCATATTTTCTTGCCGTTCTGCCCCCATTCCATCATAGCATTACCAGCAAATGAAGTGTTACCAATGTCACTTGCTGTGCCATCCAACTTCTTACTCTCATCGTTTTCGTTGAGATAATAACTAACTGTACCATCGTATGCAAGCATACAAGATTTAGGGAACAACCACTTCAACTTGCTTGCGTTTGCTCCATTTGGATCCCATGCACCATAATCAAATCGGTTATTCGCAAAATCCATATGAGCTGGAGCAGTGCTCCAATTCGAGTTATCATATCCAACAGGATAATCTACACTATCAGGGTTATTATCGTTTTCACTATAATGTACCGCAAACTTAACACCTTCGCTCGAATAGTTAATCTCACTCACATTAAGTGTCACACTACCAAGTGTTACAGTTGTTCCATCGTCATCTGCCGTAGCCGTCCAAGTACCAGCACTAGATACATTAAACTTTGCTACACCATTACTATCTGCGGTTTTTGTTAGTGTTGTACCATCATCTGCATTTGTAAGAGTAATGGTTTCCTCTGCGAAATCTTCTGCGGTTACAATTACTAACTGTGATAGTCCACCGCCACCGCTTTGTCTTGCCACTACATCTTTTATGCTATATATCGTTCCGTCAATGTTTATTTGTGATAAATCTGCCATTTTATATCACGCTCCTTTATGTTGTTATGTTGAGTGTTTCGCCACTAACAGTAATTGCTACATTGCTTGTGCCTATTCCTAATTCTTGTGTGGCTTTATATACTTCAGTAAGAAAAGCGGTTGATTTGTAAAGGTTGAAGTTCGTGTGCCGATATTGTGAATTTCCACCTTGTAAGAAGTAAATGTCGACTCTATTTACATCGTTCCAATCATCCGGTACACATTCATATGCGCCCGTTACAGGTGTTGGCAATTCTAAAAACTTAAACTCATCGTAATCATAAGCCGTTCCTCTATTGTAGCAATACAAAACTCCATATTTAGTGATAGAGAGGTCGCTATCATAATAACTTACATATATGACTAAAACACCATTAACAAGTCCGTATGACAATCCTGATTCAAAGAATATATTTCCATCTGTTAAGGATTCTTTATGCCAATCTTCCAAGTCAGGTGAGTGGTATATGTATGAATCTTCGTCATAAGTCAAAAAATAATTATGACTAAACTTCTTAATAGCACCATGACGATTATACTGATTCGTAGTAAACACTGTTCCAACAACGCTCCAAGTAGTGCCGTTTGTTGTCTTTGCAACCTTCATTTCATAAGGACTACTACTATCGTCAAGATAAGGAATTATCAACAATTCTTCATCTTGATAGATAGTATCGTTTCCGTGTCCATAAATAATGCTTAATGCGGTTGAATCAAGTGTTTCCTCACTCCAACTAACACCATTTGTACTTGACATACACTTCATATTCTTTTCTATCGGTTCGCCACTTTCAGGGTCTATTGTTGTAGTCTGATAGTGCACATTCATATACAGATAGAATTTATTGTTAAGCACAAAAGGTCTGAATGAGTTTCCGTATGTATCATCCGCCCAATACTCTGTCCCTGTTGCCATATCACTCGGCATATCAGCTTTAGTCCAAGTAAGCAAATCGCTTGAATAGAAAAAGTATAATTCATATCCTGTATATGCAACTAATACATATACATTATTGCAATAACCCAATTCCATATTAGAATAACTATCTGTCAAGTTATTTGCCGTCTGTGTCCAAGCCTTGTTATCAGTTGAAGTATATGTATATCCTGATGTTACTCGGACATACTGATTGTTAATACGCCTTCCTAGTGTTGGAAGCGTTCCGAGTATCGTTTCGGCTCTTAAAACATTCTTTTCTGTCGTAGTATTTTCTATGTTAGCAAGGTGTTTGTTAGCACTTACCTGTTGCAATTTTCTTGCCATTCCCGAAATGTTAGTTGACATTTGTTCTCTTACATTTCCGTCATCGTCAAGAACACCTATTGTTGTCCATACTTCCGCACCCTCAACCATTATAGGGTTGCTATAAGAATCGCCTTCCCACTTCTCGAAACTATATCTATTAGTGGTATTGCTTTTCTTCACTTGTAAGCCGTGAACATTCTCATTAAAGACATTCTTATTCACGAACGCTTTAAGCGAATCAAGTGCGTTTCTTACTGTATCTCTTATTGTCATTCTTGACGGAGAAGCTCCACTTGTAACAGGAGCAACACTTACTACTTGATTATAAGCAATCATACCGGCACTTACTTTGATATTTGTTGAAAGCAAGCCGATATTCATACTTCCTAGCAATTCCATTCCGTTAATACTAGGCTTGTTGGTTAAATCAGGATAATTGCCTGTTCCACCTCCGCCTCCGCCGCCTTCGTTTATGGCTTTGACCGCATCAGCAATGCCTTGTTCCATTCTGTTTAGATCATCAGCAATTATCGGAGTATTACCACTCTCGCCATTCGCCCATGTCTTTTGATTGTAGTTTATTGACATTTTAATTGCTCCTTTCTATCAATTCATAGGAATAACTCTTACAACAAACTTATTATTGTTATCTTCTGCATTGATTGCCTTAAAATACAAATTGTAAACTTCGTCGGTGTTTATAAAAGCGATTGCCGTTAAACAATCCGAACTACTTGATGTAACACAAGCATATTCGTATTCTGTTGCCGTACCGCCACTCATTTTCTTGTGTCCTACTATTCTTAACGATGTAACAAATTCAGCGTAGAATACACATAAGCACATTGCGTGTCCATCTAGGCTTAAAGTATAGGCATTGTACTCAACGCCTGTTCTTACGCCGCCGTTTGTTCCTGAATAGGTTTCGCCTTTTGAAATGTATTTGTTGACAAGAAGTGTGCCATTTTCAGAAATTCCATCGGTATCAGCTCTGAATACTGTACTTACACCATTCGTAAGTAACATTTGTGAAGTGGTAAGTTGTAATTGACTTGCTATTGCGGTAGGGTCACTATCTCTGTACCTTGTCAATTGCAGTCTATTCGCACCTATCGAACCACTTTCAGAGTGGTATAAAGCACCGCCGCTATCAGGAATATTACGCCCAAAACTAATACCATTAGCATAAGCATTTAATTCATAATAACTATCTCCAAGTACATAATTAAGGCTTATTCTACTTTCATTCTCTGAATTAGTGTCGATGTTTATACTTCCACCTGTCATATTAAACGAACCTGAAAGATTTACACCTTGCGCTGTAAGTACACCATTCTTTATGTCTACATAAGCATTTGCGCTCTCATACTGTCTTATTCCGTCTTTGCCGACATAAACACCTCTTGTTGTTGAGGTGTTGCTATCAGTGCCGTTGTAAATAGCATTGTTCGTTATCGTGAAGTCTGCTATCTTACCGCCTGTTGCCGTCATAGAGCCGTATTGGTCGATTGTAAACTTACCGTTGACAGTCACAAGTCCTTCTAGGCTTATTTTGCTTGCGTTTATGCTTACACTTTCTGCTGTTTGGTTAATTGCCGATATAAGCCTATCATTTGCAACCTCTTGAATAATTTGAGAACTATCTTGATGAAACATACTCCAAAAGTTGTATATTCCATCTTGATTGACGGTCATTTCACTAAATCGGCTCTCAAACTTCGTTGTGTCAATCTCAACAACCGCAAGTCTATGTAAGATAGTATCGTCAAGTGTTCCTGTTGTTTCTTGCCAATAGTAGTTGTCGTGTTCGTCTTTCGAGAACATCCAACTTCTAACATTACCGAAAGAATCTGTTAAGTACGCTTTTGCACCGATATGATCTTCGTAAGTAGGCGTTCCACTACCGTTACTACCCGGATATACATTAGTATTAGGGTAAACATCGGTATCAGGATATAGTAGTGTTGAGCCGCTCCAAAGGATAGCCGGATAGTTATCAAGCGTTGGCGGAACTGTCAAGTCCATATAGAACTCGCCTGAACCGCTACCGATTTCTGTTCTAATCTCGCTCAAAACAACTTCAAGACTTGCGTCCTCATTGTTCATATAGATTTTGCTACCATAAATCGTATGAGTATTATCATTGTTGATTACAGTAAACAAACTATCTATATCAAGTTTACCGGCTTGAATTGCAGCATTGTTCGCTACCATTGCATCCTTAATAAGTCCGTTTGGTACGCCGTCCTCTTGCAATCCGCTTGCGTTCCACATAATGTTACCGCTTGCATCTGCAAGAACAAGGTCATAGTCATAAGGCGCACTTGCTCCCGTTTGACCTACTTGTACTCGAACAACATCGTTGTTATCTTTAATTTGTAAGGTATTATCTGAAATCAAGAAGTTGCCTTCTTGTGATTGAATTGTTACATTGTTTGTGTAGATTGTACCGGTGTTAATCTTATCAGCCGATATATTTGCGATATGTGCGTTAGTAATGGTCGAATTAGCAATTTGCGCACCTGTGATTGTAGCGTTCTTAATATTCGATGCTTCAACGGCTTCTGTTCCGATTTTGGCGTGTGTTATAGCACCATCCTTAATCATAGCCGTTTCGATTGTAGCGTTAAGAACTGTAAGCCAATCAATATTACCTTCGCTTGCTTTCAAGTAGTCGGTAGTGATTGTTTGTGCCTGAATCTCTTGAAAGAGTTTAGAACCCATATTCAGATAATCAGCATTTGCAAGGATAGAGCCGAAATTCTCTAGGTTAAGTCCGTTCTTATCCCACCATTTAACTCTATTCTCGATACGACCTAACATAGCCATAACTTGTGCTACATTGTTGCTATTCGCATCTGCGATAATGCTTACGCTTCCACTTGCCGTAGAATTGCCTAAATTGCTTACATTCCACGCATTACCACTAGAAATGCTTATACTTGCACTTCCATCAAATGAAATGCTATATTGCATAAACATCATAGTAAACGGATATGTTATCTGATTATATATTGCTACATCGTCAGGGTTATCTAAATCAAACTCGTAATGTCCGTTGACAAGATGCTCTGCAAGCGTTTCACTATCAATAGCCGAAACATCATACATCATAGTGTTATGGTTAAGTCTGCTATATACTTCCGGACTTAATACATAACCGATACTTGCCGTTGGATAGTAAGCATTTGCAAATGCCGTTAAGAAATGCTCCATATTACCTACTGAATAGGAATTAAGCACCGATTGAGCGTTTGTTGCTCCACTCTGATTTGCCGAACCAACAGGAAATGGAAACTCAATTGTAAAACCGTTACCTTGTATTACTGTTTCAGATTGTTGCTCCGTTGAAAAGTAATAACTACCTTCAACTGTCTGCCTTGTTGTTACATCGTGAGCGTCTGTTCCATCTTCCTCACTTGCCGGTATTGTTTCGGTAGCACTTGCAACATACCTAAACTTTATGTTCACAAAGTCGATACCGCTCTGATCTCCATACGATTTTTGAGGACTTCCGGCAGAAGCAAGGTCATAAGGCAAAGCATCTGCTTCGCTTGTTGCTCCATCAAAACCATCTTGCACATTACAGTAAAAAGAATTGTACATATTCAGCAACGCAATAAGCGTGTACTGTGTGTAATCAACGAAATTCTTATCCGTACTTACTTCGATACCTACACTCTCTAAAGAAACATCTAAAGGAGCGGTAAATCCGGCTGTTGTAAACTCTAAATTGACAAGTTTAGCAAAGTTCATACTCTGCTTTTCTTGATTTACAATCAAAGGGTCATCAAAGTTAATATACGGGCAGTTTATGTTATATTTGTTCTCGGCACTAACGAAATTATACTTGTTTTGGTACTCGTCAAAGTTACCATTATCGACATAGTATGTGCCAAGATTGATTTTTGTTAGCGTTCTATCTCCGTTTGCATCTAACTTGTAAGCCGTAAATACTACCTCTTGCCCTTTAACAAGGTCAATATCATTCTCAATAGTAATATCAGCCGTGTTATTGCAATTAAGATTAAACGGATTGTTTACATCCCCATTGTTTATGTTGAAGGATGCAGAAATCAAATCTATATCTAATTCAACACCGCCTGATGTTAGCACTAACTCCCATTTAGCGTGTGTATATTCGTCTAAAGTTGGTAAACTTACAATAGCCATAAGTTATTACCTCGTTTCTTTATCCAATCATGAAATCAAGTAACATAATATCGTCAATAGTTACTCCGTCAAAGAAATCTTTATCTGATACCTTTGTTAAGGTTATATCCTCAACCTCGATATTCAGTAAGTCTTGTAATTCTTTCGTAAACACATCGTTATCAACTTCAACGCCATCTTTAATACCGTATCTCTCTTTCAACTCGTTTAGAGTGTCCATATACGGCTTGTATTTAGTCATAAGGACTTCATTATTTGCTTTAATAGCAAATTGCCCCTTTACATTCAGAAAACTTCTTCTTGCCACTCTCTGACGCTCTACAAAGGTATTCAAGTTGTTTAGTGCGTTTACAATCTCAATATTTTTCATAGTTTAACCTTTTACCTTCCTACCTCAAATGAGGTTATTGTTCTACTATTGAAAAGCCTATACCCGTTACGAGTACATCGCCATTCATATTAGTACCATAAACAGGGTATGACGAATCTCCGAAATACCCTGTGAATGTTACCACTTTATTCTCTGCAACGGAAAAATATTCTATTGTGTGCCACTCTGTATTAGTGTCCATCACATCAGATATAGCCTTTACTTGTTCTTTGGTTAGCACACTGTACTTAACTTCGAGTTTTCGCTTTTTAGCAACGATTGTACCCACCATCTTACCTTTAACGGTTCGACCGGTGTTTGTACTCCATATCTTTTCGATACTCTCTGTTAAGCCGTCTTTCGATATAGCCGGAAATCTGAAATTGTCAACACTTAAGTAACCTATTTTCTTTGCCATATTTCAAGTCCTCCTATATCGACATAAAGACATTTGCTCCGTTATTTTCAAGTGATACTGTTCTCGCTTGTGCAAGCACACTCTCCATAACTTTTCTGCCGTCTATGCTTATATCAGCTTGTACATACTGTGGCGTATTTCTTCCACTTGTTGCTCCGATTGCGTTTCTCATACCGACTTCTACGGCAGATTGAACACCCTTTGCTACTGATGCAACAATCTGATCGTTGTTCATAACCGCCGTTGAGTTACCTAATCTTCCGACTAACTCCGCTCCGGCTTCTCTTGCTATGAACATTTGACCTTGATTTGGTAGTCCACCGCTTGCATACTTCTGAATAGGTTGCCAAGAACCATTCTTATATACTCCACCCATAGCCTTTCTAACCGCTTCAATCCAAGTATAACCATAGTTGCTTGAACTTGTATCGGCGTTCATTTTCAATACAAACTTCTTCTTTGTACTGTCAATTCCAACTGTAACCTTCTTTGTTAAGGTTGTTGAGTTAAGGTCTTTCTGCCAACCTTCTGACAGTTTCTTCATTGTATTTGCTAATTTAGGCTTAACTGACACATCCAAACTGCTTTTTGTCAATTTAGGTTTAACTTTAACTGTTCTATCTCTTGTAAGTCCTTTTTGAGAACCGTTGCCCTTTGTTCCTAACGCATCTTCTGCATCTTTAGTATTTGCTTTAGCATCAATGTCAGCTTTTCTTGCCTTACCTTCAGGGTTTGCGGTATCGTCAAGTGTGCTTTTTACATCATCTGTGCCGTTCAACTTAACATCAATATCAGCTTGAAACGCCTTGATTTCTTCGTCTGTTATTCCGAGTAACTTCTTTAACCAAGAAGGCATTGTTACATCAATAAGTCCGGCAACAATCTTCTGCATCCAAAGTTTTGCCTTTGCCGCATAATCAGGAAATTCAAACTGAAAGAAATCAGCGACCTTAACCGCTAAATCTCCAAGTCCTGACTTTTCAACAATAGAATCTGCCTTCTCTTGTACTCCAAACACATTATTTTCATACAAGTAGTTACCCAAAGTCCAACCACCGATTGCAGCACCTAAACAAAGTGTTACTTGTCCGAATATCGTGCCGGCAAAGGTTGTAAATGCGGTAGTCATCTTGCTTAATGCCGTACTACCAAAAGACAACGCCGACTTAACTCCACCGGCTATTTTTGTTCCGAGCTTTGAAAGAGCCGTTGTAGCCGAACTAATCTTGCTACCGATGCCCGTCATAATCTTGCCACCAAAGGTTTTAAGACTTTCGCCTATCTTTGAAACAACACTTAAACCTTTAACTTTATTTCCAACGGAAGTAAGTAATTTGCTACCAAGTGTACTTAACGCTTCTTTAGCCGCCGAAAACTTACCACCAATAGCCGATATAATCTTCTTCGCTAACTTGCCACCTAGTTTAGTGAATTTAAGAACTCCTAAACCTGTTGCTATTGCCGTTTCTAATGGTGCGGTTTTGAATGATGCAAGGTAAGTCTTAAGTAGTGCTTCTAATGCCGTTTTAATAGCCGTTGCAACACTTGTTAAGATTGTTTCCCAATCTAATTCCTTTAAGAAATCTCCTATACCTTGTCCTACTGAATCCCAATCGACACTCTCTAATGCCGTTGTTAAGGCGGTAGCAATACCTTTAATACCCTCTGTAATGGTTTTGCCTAATTCTTGCCAACCACTCATTCCTGTCGATTTATCGACCTTATTCATATTGTTAAAGAAATTGCTTATTCCTTCGCCTAATTCTTTACCTAAACCTTTGAAATCAAAGTTTGTAACCGCACCTAATGCCAACTGAATAGCGGAACGCAAACCTTGTCCGAATGTACTCATAGCCGTACTTAATGCTTTACTCTTTATAAAGCCGTTAAGTGTCTTTGCTATTGCATTACCGGCGTTCTTCCAATCTACTGTAACTAGGAATGTCTTGACCGCTTCAAACTGTCCTTTAACGGATGTTCCTATTAGTGTTCCTAAACCTTCCCAATTTAAGTTAGCCACAAGGGCGTTAAGTCCTGTTCCTAATGTTTCAGCAAGTCGCTTAAGTATTGTATTTTTCTTCTCGACAATTCCGATTGCCACCTCAATACCTTTGTTAAGCCAATCAGCAATCATTTTGCCTAATCTTGAACCGTCATTGTGTAACCAAGCATCACGAAATAGTGATTCGATGGTTTGTGCCATCTGTTGTGCTTTGTTCGACATAGAACCATAAGCCTTATCCCAAGCCTTTTGGTATTCCTCTAATATGCCATTGAAAGCATCTTGCAGACCGCCACCGCCACCACTAGGCGTATTTCCACCGCCACCGCCATCATCATCGCCTGAACTGTCGTCCAACTTATTGATTTCATCAAATCCCATAAGCTGATTTTTCCACTCTTTAGATGCTTTGGTAGCCTTTTTGGTGGCTTTTGTATAATCTTCTGTATTATCAGTTAAATCAGCAATTCCCGTGTCTTTAGCAACATTTCCGGTCAAATCAGAAGGCTTATAGCCTGTTAACGCCGACACAAAGTTTGCTACGGCATTTGCGGCTTTATTAAGCACAATCATAATTGCGTTTAAGTATGGAAGTACCGCTGCCACAATCGGCATGAAGATAGAACCAATAGAACGAGCAAGGTTCGTAAAACTTGCTTGCAACATTCTCAACTGATTTCGTGGCTGATTTATAGTCTTTGCTAAATCCGTCCAAGCATTACGCTGACTATCAAGCAACATAATTGTTCTTAAAAGCACCTTGTCTGCTTGCGACATTGTTTTAACATTTACATTTAAGCCGTTTGTAGCGGCGTATTGCTCCATATTAGCAACACGGATATTAGTTCCGTACTTATCCCAAGTACGAGCCATACCCGTTATACCACTCTGTAAGTCATCCCAAACCTCTGTGAAATCTTTATTGTAAAGTGATGCCATATCAGCACCGATTTCAGGCAATACTTGACCTAACTTACTTGCATTTGATGTAGCAAGTCCTAATGAGTTAGCCATCTGTGAGAATACAGACGAGTAATTCATAAGTTGGTCAGGGTCAACACCTAAATTCTGCATCCCTGTCATTTCAAGATTTCCACTATCTCCAATCTTGAAACCTGACATTTTACCGAGTAACGTTTCTGCTCTATCTCTAAATGAACTTGCGTATTCTTCTGCACTACTGAAACCTATTTCTTGCCACTTCTCATTTGCTCGATTACCCATTGTATCAAGCGTATTGTTGAAGTAGTTTAAGGTTTCTACATAGTCCATTGCAGAACCTACGGCTTGTGCGCCTTTTCTCAATCCGGCTATAAGCACCCAATATCGACCGGCAAGCATCGCAATCGAATTAGCCATACCTAAAATGCCTTTGTTGGATAAACTTGTCTGTCTACCCATACCACTTATTGCTTTGCCTGTTCCTCTTGCTATATTGCCTAGTTTAGACAACATTGAACTTGATCTGCCTGAACTTCCATATAACGAATCTAATGCTTTTCTTCCGCTTGCTCCGGCTGATGCTAAATTACCCAAACCATAAACAAGTTGTGAAGTATTAGCACTTACTTGCGGTGCTTTTGAAAGTCTTGTAATCACACTCTCTACTTCTTTACCGAGTGTATCTAATGATGCAGCCGATTGTTGTGCTTTTGCTCCGGCTGATGCAAGTTTAGCAAGTGCGGAAGTAAGTTGTACCACTTCTACTGATATTTGCTCTGTCCTAGCCATAGCCGTTGCGAAATTCTTAATTGTATTCGTTAATTGTGGTAGACTTTTGTTTGTTAACTCTACCTTCTCTCCAGCGTTACCTAATCTTGCCAATGCTCCTGTTAGTCTTGCCGCACCTGATACATTTACTTTAGATAGTGAGTTACCGAGTTTATCAATGGTACTCATCATCTTGCCTAAACCTGTTGTATCAATATCCTTTGTCGATTTAGCAAGTCTATTCATAGCGTTAGCAAAGTTTTTAACGCCATTTAAGTTGTTTCCGATGGCACTAATACTTTGCAGACTACTTGATAACTTGTCTAGGTTGTTCAAACTATTGCCACTCATAGCATTTGACAAACCCTTTACGCTCTTTGTAAGTGCATCTAGGTTTCTAGCCGCTTGTTTGGCGTTAGCTTCAATTTCTATTGAAAGGCTATCTACATCTGCCATTTACAACACCATCTTTCCGTAAAACCATAAAAAAAATAGCGATAAAGATATTACTCCTTATCGCTATCGTTTTCTCTGTTCCTATTCTGAATCGCTATGTTCCAATTTGCGCCCATAGCTTCAAACTTTGCTATAAACAACTTTCGTTGTTTCTCTATCTCATATTCACTGTTTTTACTGTACGCTTCTTCTAACATCGGTTTATCAGGATATTCACCCTTAAACATCGTTCCAATTGCGTGTCCGACATACATTCCCATCATCCATAATAACTCATCGTCTTGCCTACGCTTATAATTATAAGCATCCCAATATGGTTGTAAGTCGTTTGGCGTACTCCAATCTATATCATCCACTGTAAAGCCGTAACCTTGTGTGGCTATCAGTGTCATCGGTCGTAATTCATTTATGTAGTAATCGTAGGTTAATTCTACGGCATCGGTATCATTTTCGGAATATCCTCCGATTCCTTCTCCGTAGTTTGTGGATTGCTCTCGCTCTCCACTATCTCGCCTAAAAAACCTTTATTAAGCAACTCCTCCGATAACTGATTGAAAAGGTCTGTAATCTTTCCACCATCTGTCAAATAATCATCTATTAAATCACACACTTTTGCGTACTTCTCGTCATATCCTTCTTTGGTTATGAAGTTGAAGCCGAACTCGTCAGCGTGTGCCTTCTGCAAGCCGTAAAGCAACATATCTGCCACTGTTTCCATAAGCCTTGTAATAAAGCCGTAATCTTCGCTTGCTTCACTCATCTTGTTCATTGTATCAACAACTTTAGGAATAATCTCGCTCTTTGAAACTACTAAATACCCATACCTAATCTTGTAATTTGTATCGTTAATAACTATATTCATATCTTTTAACCTTTTTCCTTCCCACTATGTTTATTAAAAGGAAGGAGCGGAGGTTAAGCCGCCCCATCGCTTTTAACATAGTTAATTGAACAACAAATTGTTGGTTACTATCAAGTGAATGATACCGATGCCTGAATGCCCTTGTAATCATTTACAGTTAAATTCATCTCAACTGTAAGCAATCCGTTCTGATCGAGTGAAGGCTGCGGAATTGATGTTGGAGGTTCTGCAACAACGAAAAATGCCTGTTGTGTAGAAACGGCAGGATCTCCTGTTGTCTTTGTAAGCCCCGGAATAATAGTCTGAAACCATACGCCCAAACCACTTGCTTTTGCGGTGGCAGCCGCAGAAATGAGTGTTTCCCACTCTGTCTGTGTTTCAGGTGTAAGGTTAACAGTAACCGACATAGTATCTGATACAGTACCACGACCGGCAATGTTCTTTGTAAGCATATCCTCTAATGCAGAAGCGTCAATCTTTTCAGGGTCGATGCTAACCTCACCAATCTGATTGATACGTGTTAACTGATTAAAGGTAGCCGGCTTTGTTCCGGCGGTTGCTTCAACTCCATAGCCGAATGTAATACCAAGTGTAGAAAGTCCACTTAATGCCATTTTGTATCTCTCCTTTGTACAAATAAAAAAGAGCCTATAAAGGCTCATTAAACTTTAGGTTGCTATAATGTATCTCCATCGCATATAAGCCGTTCAAAACGTGCTACCTTGCGATATAAAGAATCAGTGTTAAGATTTTCAGGCATAGTGCTTATTGAAAATCTCATTGTTTTC